GATTTTCTGCAATATTAGTCTTTCCTTGCTCCTCTAACTCTTTGATGAAATTCTCTTGCATTGATATTTTATCCTTGATATTATCTCTCTTCAAGTCTAATGATCTTATCTTTTCTTTCTCTGTACGAATCTTTTCTTTAATCAGACTATTCATAGCAGAGAAGATACGAATATCAAGTAAGTCTTCTATTACATCTCTACGATTACTTGTAGACAACTGCATAAAGGGAACAAAACTACTACTTCCTAATATAACAATCTGAGTAAATGACTTGTAGTTTACTTTTAATATACTTTCTTCTAATATCTTTTGATTTAATCTATCATCAGATTCTTTATGTAATAGTGTTCCATTGACCTCAATATCAAATTTATTTGGTTTGATACTTCTTCTAACAAGATAATCTTTATTATTGACATTAAACTCCACTTCAACACAACAATCTTTTTCATTTGTTGCATTTATAAGTTGAGACTTGTAAATCTTACGAAATGGTTTATTGAATAATGCAAAGGTCAATGCATCCAACATTGTAGATTTACCAGAACCATTTGTTCCTACAACTAGGTTAGTAGTATGTCCTAGAAAATCTATTTCACTCCAATGGTCTCCTGTTGACAGGAAATTTTTCCATCTAATCTTTTGAAATGTTATCATTCTTTGGGGGTATTACGAAATCGTTGGGTGTAATCACAGTATATTTGTAATTATACATCCTACATGTCTTTATGGCAAGCTCATCGTCAACTTCTATGACAGCCATTTCTTTTTGATATTTTTCATCATCCTCAAGCATCATTGCATATCTTTCAGCATCATCCTCTTCCTCAAAGAGAAACAATACTTTATCTCCATGCCTATCTTGCACAGCGTAAGCACCATCATCTCTTCTAGTTTTTAATGTAAGTAGATACATTATTCTACCTCGCAGGCTTGTCTATAGAGATCCTTAAAAATGTTTTTGATAATATTTTTGTCGTATTCAAAGTCACTGTCATCAATATATCTATTTAAAATTGAAAGTGTGTTCTCATCTTCGTCAATATCAAACTCATCTCCTACCTGTATATCAAAGTTTTCAATGATCTTAAGGTCTTCAACACCTGCACTATACAACTTGTCAATAAATCTCTCAAATTCTTTTGGATTTGATTTCTTACGAACAATGACCTTAACTATCTTACTCTTATATGAAGTTGCATCAAATAATTGATATGGAGTATCCTCATAGTAAACATTATGAAATAACTGATATGGATTGTTTACAGGAGTATGAATACATGTTTCTGTATCAAAGAAGTGAAATCCTCTGGTATCATTTACATCGTTCCAAAACATTTCATATGGATTACCAAGATAATGTATCTTTCCATTTGTAGATCTAGTATGAAAATGACCCGAATATACTGCATCAAACTTATCAAAGACACTCGTATCCATTCCAGTTTCCATCATATGTCCACGAGTTGCCTTGAATCCATTAATTTCTAAATGACCCATCGCAACTTTACTAGTGGACTCATCTATCATTTTTTTACTCTCATCATAATTTTCAACATTAATCCAAGGTAAAAGAAGTATCTGCAATCCATCTAATACAATCTCTTCTGCTTTTGAGTAGGTAATTATATTAGGATAATCCTGTAATAGCAACTCAGGAGAGTTAATTTCATTTGTATTCTTATAATAACAATCGTGGTTTCCTGTGATTGCGTGAACCTTATACTTCTTCATCGGTTCAAATATCACTCTCTTCGACCACTCTAAACTATAGTAGTCAATTGATTTACGACTATCAAATATATCTCCCATATGAATAATAGTATCAATATTATTCTTTTCTAACTCAGGAAAGAATATGTCATTATAAAATTTTTCAAAATACTCATGAAGGTGCTTAGATCCTTTACGAGCACCGTAATGAGTATCGGTAATAATTGCTATCTTCATTTCTTTTTCTTTGGATAATATTGGAAACCTTCGGTTTGCTCACGCAATTCGGATAATTTGAATGTAATCATTTTATCCCAAGGAGTATGTGAATCCATCAGAACTGCTGCTTTCTTGCCTTGTATTCTCTGAACACACCCAACATATGCTCGATAGAGCGAATTTTCATCTATCACTTTAACTGTGGAACCTGGTAAAATCATCTATTACTTGATTTGTATTGAATATTATCTTTAATTGTATTGTAATCAGAACTACTGCCAGAAAGTGAGTTATCATCTACGTTCATCACTTCATCAAAACCACTTCTCTCAATAATTTTTGTTTTGATATCTAATTGTTTTTTCTCTTTCTGTATACGTCTGAGAAAGGCATAGTGAATGATCTGTGTAAAGTAAGCAAATGGATTGCGAGACTTCTCAGGATCAAAATTGTGAATATATTGAACACAATTCTCAATCCCGTCCGATATCATATCGTCACGGAACATGTAATTCACAAAGTTTGGTTTATATGATAGATGTGTAGCGATCTTCAAAAAACACTCCCCAAGATAGTTTGTAATTCTAGGTTTAGGTAAATCATTCTCTTTTGCATGAGCAACCTTCTCTCGATAGACAATCAGTGCTTGTAATAGCTCCTTGTTGTTTACATAGTGTTCAGACTTCTTTCTAGGCATAAGCTTTATCCGTCTTAACTAACATTTATTATAACATATTTTCAACACTTGACAAGTCCCATGTTTATGTGTACAATAACCTTGTAGAGGTTCAAGGATAAAACTAGCCTTCTTTATTATTTTTAAAGGGCTTCTTCCAGACTTCTTCAAGATTTTTACGGGCATCCTCAACAGTTGAGATATATCCCATTCTTTGATCAGGTTTAACTTCACCACCAGAGGGTAGAAGTTGATTTATATTTTCTTCATTTTCTTCTTCAACATATCTTTGATATATTTTAATTACTTTTTGATCTTTAACTTCACTCATTGTAATAATTTTATCAGTGCGGAAAACAAACATATCATCATCTGCTAAGTCCATCCAAGGTTTTATCTTTACATACATTCCGTTGTTTATCATTTTCATGGTTACAGGAGTATGAGCGATAATAATTGGTTCTTCACCAGTTTCATCAACACAAACCGATGCGAGAATTTCTTCACCAGAAACTAATTTAATAACAGCTACGAATTCTTCTCCCATCAGTTCTTTAAAGGTATGTTGACTATATCATAATTAAAATTTTCTTGATTGTAGATTTTTATTCTTTCAATCAAATGATTAAGTGTGTAGTTCTTTCTCTTATTATAACTTATATCGTCAGCAATGTCATAGAGTGTTGCTTTAAGTTTACGATCACCTTTTCTTAGGACTCTTCCAATAGACTGAAGATTCCGAATTCTTGATTTAGAAGGACTAGCAAATATAACGTTGTGAAGGTTTTTAATGTTAATTCCTGTGGAGAAAGTTCCATATGATGCAACTATTATAGCATTGTTTTCACGTTCGGTGATTGCCCGAATATTTTCTCTATCCTCAGTTTCAACACCACCATGAACAAAGAAGACTTGACGATTACCAGTCTTACTCTTATTTATCAATTCAAATAATGGTTGTCCATGTGCCTCAACACGACTATACAATATCAAAGTATTACCACTTAAGTCAAGTGCTAAGTTTTTGATAAAGTTATTTCTTCGATTATGTCCGATAATATACTGTATTTCATCTTCAAATGTTTCAAATTTATTCGGTGAGTGTTTCAATAGCAACACATTTATATCCAAAGTTGCAACATGTCCCTTCTTCATTAGTTCTTCGGTTTTTATAATCTTGTAAGAAGGACCGAATAAACCCTCTAAAACCCACTTATGTGTCTGTGTTCCGTCAAGAGTTCCTGTGAAACCGTAACGATATTTGGCATCGGCAAGTTTCGTCATTATAGATACTAGTGATTTTGATTTAAACTGGTGAGCTTCGTCCCCAATTACCACAGAAAACCTTTCAAAATACTTTCGGGGGAGCTTATAGATTGATTGCCAAGTAGTAATTATGACCTGAGAGTCTGTCTCTCTTTCTTTTCCAGCGTATATCTTGTGGCAAAATGAACCTACGTCCCAGCCATAGTCTGAAAAATCTTTATACATCTGTTCTACTAACGAGGTCGTCGGAACGACTATCAGAGTATTTTTCCCTTTCTCAACAAAATATCGAACAATCGAGTATATCATCAGAGATTTACCCGAAGCAGTTGGGGATATCAACAACTTTCTATTATGTCTTAGAGCGTCGTATACTCCCTCTACTTGGTAAGAACGAGGTTTGAACTTACAAATAGAATTCATATAGTCTTTTACACCCTCTTTTGAGATAAATTCGTTTACCTCAAATGGAAGTCCATAAAATTCACTTTCTTTAAATGCGTAATTATAACCGTGATCTTTACAAAATTGGATTACTCGATCTAATAATCCTACATATATTTCTCCTTTCTGAGTATTAAATAATCTTATCTTTCCATCCCAATACTTTTTTTGGTATGATGGCATATACTTTACGCCAGGTACCTCGAACGTAAAACTGTCCGATAGTTCATAATATACGTGTGGCTCTGCCTCAATCTTTAGGAAGACTTCATTCTTCTTTGAAATAACCAAATGAGACATAACATCTCCATCATTTGAGTTATTTATACTAGGTTCTTTGAGTGAAGTCTATGCCTTCCATATGGTCATATTCATGTTGAAAGACTCTTGAAGCAAGTCCTTCTAACTTTATCTTATGAGTTTTCTTCTCTTCATCTTCATATTTTACAACAATCTTATCTGGTCTTTTAATTTTTAAGAATAGTTCTGGATAGGATAGACAACCCTCTTCCATTTCGACTTCTTCTGTATATGACTTTACAATACGAGGATTAAAACATACCATTACTTCATGATGTTCTAAGTCTCTTATCATCGCAAATGCTCTTTCCCAGATACCAATTTGATTTGCAGATATACCAACACCATTATGATGTATCATATTATCAACTAATATCCTCGATAAATGATGACGATCTAAATTATAACTGCATGAATTAATGCGATGATGAAATAATTGATGTTCAGGTTTGACTAATTCTTTTATGTAATTTTTTGCATTTTCTGGCAATTCCTCAAATTTTTTTATACCTACTGTTGAAGATTTCCAACCTTTAAAGGATTTATATATTGGTTTAGCCATAAATTGGTCATCAACCGATGCTGGGAGATAATCATATTTAATCCCATTTATCTCATAAGCAATGCACATTTTAATTTCGTCTAGTTCATCTAGCACATCTAGTTTAGTTAAGGCAATTCCATCAATTCCTGAAATTTTTAAAGTTTGTCTTACAAGGACACCATCAAACCAACCACATCTTCTCTGTCTATTT